TGAACTATACAACAACAATCGCATCAGTACTTGGCATAACAGCCGCAGGTTTTATTAGTGTATGGGTCTGTGACCGATTTGTCAAGAGATGTAAGCAGACAAAAGAGATATCTACTGTATTTGATGATGTGGTGAATGATATGGAAACAGCTATACTGTTACAAATGCCTATTTCTCAAAAACGTACGAGAACCAGGATTACGTCCGGCATGATCAGGAAATGGAATATGATGGCGAAAAAGGGAATGTCCCATAAACAGATTGCCGCCGAGTATGGTGTATCACTGAGAGGTATGGAACAGCATCTGAGTAAGAAGGTCATGAATAAAACTGTTAAAGAAGAGAAAGAATCTATTCCACAGTTACTTATGACTCATTTTGAAGTGAGATGTATCAAACGACCTATTAATAAACTCAATATTTTACGACAATGAAAAAAAACGATTTTCATGGTAAGGCTATTTATGAACCAAGCGGAAAGGCTGCTGAATACAGTAATTGGGCCTGCAACTTATATAATGGCTGTCCTCATAGTTGTACCTACTGTTTTAATGACCATAACATTATGGCGGGTACGCTTGGAGGCAACATTGTGTCTTTGAAAAAATCACTCGTTGATACCGAGACCGCTTTTAAAATTTTCGTATCTGAACTGACCAGGCATAGGGAAACCATCATTAAGGATGGCGGCCTTCATTTCAACTTTGTGTCCGATCCCTGCCTGCCTGAAACCATTGAACTCAATTTCAGATGTATGGATGAAGCACAGTCCCAGGGTGTCTTCTGTAAAGTTCTTACCAAGCGTGCTGACTGGCTCCATCATCCTGCTGTCCAAAATGCCTTATCCCATAAGGGACTAATCTCTGTAGGTTTTACGTTAACAGGCCGTGATGATCTCGAACCCGGTGCAAGTAGCAATATGGAGCGCGTTCATGCCATGGCTGAATTGCACAATGCCGGTATAAGCACATGGGCGAGTATTGAGCCTGTTATTGATCCTGCCCTCTCGTTTGCCATGATTGTGGAAACGCTTGGTTTCTGTGACCATTACAAGATCGGTATTCTTAGTGGTAAGAAAGACTATACTCCCCAGCAGATACGTGATTTTGTGGCACAAGTCCAGTCCTTGGGTCATACTTCTGTGTATTGGAAGGAGAGTCTGCGTGAATTCATTAGTAAATAACAGTTATAAATCAGATGACCTGGGGATAAGGTCCCCGGTTATCAAAAAATAAAAATATGGGAAATAGTAATCGTTTTGGTTGGATTAAAGTCAGATCCGGTGATACATCTTATGTAGGGTCTGTAAAGCATTCTCATTGCGTATTGTATATGCATGAGCAGATTCCGCAGGGTGTATTTGTGTTTGATGTGGGGCAGGGTGACGTTATCATGGGGTGTTATGGAAAGACCAGTATGCAATATCCTGACAATCTAAAAAAACGGCATAGCTTCTCGTAGTGAGAATAATGCCCTGGTAGAGTCTCTCAAAACTGATAAGGAGGCTGAGTAAAAAATCTTATAATTAACCCGGAGTGATTGCTGGTAGTACATGGTAACACTTCATTATATTTTAAACATATGTCAAATGAAACTATATATCTGAAGGGACCTTTTGGTACCGGAATTAGATACAAAGGTAGAACCCCTTTTCTTGGTATGCTAAAATTGGGTAGCGCATGCTTAATTTTGGGTGTTGCTGGCATTAGTCTTTACAAGTATAAAAAGAAAATTGATATAGATGAGGAGATTCGTAAGGACAAGGCAGTAACCCAAAACAAGATTGATTTTGATAACGTCCATACGGAAAACAACAGACAGAAGAAAAATACTAGGGGTGAGATTAAGAAAGATGTGCTTCTTAGACAGACTAGGGAGTACTCCTCTAATTGTCAGACAGAAAGCGGTGTGTCCCAGCTATCGCTGCATTCGTGGATTGAAAAGTTTCATTCGGAGTACGTTATGCCCGATTATTCTACAATTCCCATTCTGGCGGATGTTTTGGCTGCCTCTCCCGACGGCTATCAGGACGCGATGATGCTTCATTTGCTTTCGGCATTCGGTGGCATATGCTTTTCAAAGGTACGTGCGGAGTTTTTAGACAAGAAGTTTCACTCTCCCAGTCTGCTTACGATTATAGAGGGTGCCAGCGGCTCGGGTAAGGGTAATTTCAATACTGTCTATAAAGTATTGTTTCATCGCATCCTCGAATCGGACCGCAATAAACTAAAACTTGAGGGGTGTCAACAAATCATCCAGACAGCAGGCATCAATGTTTCCGCATCTAAATTTATGGATATCCTTGCTTTTAATCAAGGTGTTCACATATATGCGATGGAAACAGAATTAGTCAAAGTGTACGAGGCATTTTCTAGAAAGGGTGGACTTGAATTTTCATATCTTCGCAATGCGTTTGATAATGATGAGGTATACCAGAACAATAACGGTAGAAGTTCTACCAGAGGATCTTTTCCTGTATATTTTAATTGTACGTTTACAGGTACCCCTAACGCTGTCGAATCACTCATAAATGAAAAAGAGGTGGAAGGTGGAACTGCCCGTCGTTTTTGTTTCTCCGTGATTCCTGAACTGTCTGCCGACTCTCCCACTTTAGACTTGCCTAAAGGTGCTGCATTGGAGAATATCAGAGATCAGATTGATGAATGGCGGCGTACGTACAGTTTCTACCACGATCCGGTTAATGGTGATATTCCTTGTAGTGAGTATGCGGTCAATCTCGATTATGTAAATAGAGCCTTGAAGAAATGGACCGATCAGCAGTATGAGCAATATCTGGAGGACCACATAGCAGAACGTAACGGCATGAGGAATGGAATTGCCTGTATTGCTTTCCATTGTGCAATTGTCCTTCACATGCTGGCCGGTAATCCTGATGCTGACCAGAGAAGAAAACGCAAAGCAGTAGAGAATTTGTCTGTCTATATTGCCAATTACTGTATGGAGAGATATATTACAAAGTTTTCTAAAACAGATAGTAACGTACTACAGGCAATAACCGATTTTGCTGTCGGTCGCCAGTCTCCTGTACCGGCAAGACGAGAACCGACAAAGGAAGAGATTGAATGGTGGCATAGTCGCAGAGGTACAAAAGATGAAAAAGGAAAAGTGATTGGATTAGGAACCATAGCCAAAAAACTTGGAATTTCAAAAGATAAGCTTAGTTACCTCTTTAGGAAATATGAAAATAATCAATTGTGACAAACGGGTGGATGTCCCTATTTGTACCTCCGTATTTTTATGGGGTGTAATAGTGTATGAATGTAGGGTGTAAAGTACATGAACAAGGGGTGTATATTTTATGAACGGCGGTGTCTTCAGTGTGAATTTCCATTTTAGTTACACCCCTTGTTTTTTAGCGAGTTATGTCAAGTGTGGCTGTATTATCAGAAGGGGTGTAAACGTGTGACACCCCCTATATACAACATAAACGTGTAAATAACAGTTTAAATAAATTTGGTAGTGGTAAATGGAATATACATTATAATCTGTATGTAACTATAATTCCTCACATATATTTCACATATGAATGGATGACAGATCAAGGTGTAGGTTATCGAAAGAAGCTATATATTGTTTTTTCGATTTCATAAGTATCTGATCTTATTTGCCCGGCATCGTCTGCTTGAAAACACCTAAGATAATTATCGAAACTAATTTCTCCTGATACTCACTGAGGTTTCATTTTCATCAACTCCCTTTTGTATTATGAGTAACTGGACTCTGCAATATTTCTCTGCATTCAAACTACCCTTTAGCCAGTCAACAGGATGCAACATTTTTTTTACTCTAAAACATATCCTATTTAAGTAATATTTCCGATTTTATGAAAAAAAATGCACTAAAATATTGTATTCGTTAGTTGTAGGCAAACGCCGTGTGAGTGATTATTATAATAATGGTTGTAGTATATTTACTATATATCCTGCCTTCGGTTAACCTGTAAGTTATCATTCCTAAAGATTGAATCATTGTAATTCATGGGCAATATTCTCCTAAGTACCTTCCTGATGCGGGATATACTTGCAATCGGGAAGCGTCTATGGTAGATAAGTCTGTCCATTACTTTCCTTTAGCAAAATTGAATCCTTTATCATTATATACGAAATTATCTGTGTAATATATGATATTAGATGTTCGTGCATGGAAATAATTATTCCCATTTTTATGATAGCAGGCTATTATATACCTGTGAGAATCATTTTTTTCTTCGGAATAATTACTTTCCGATGAATAACTGTTAATACGCGATTACTATCCCTGCTGACTGTCTCACCTTAAGCTTTGATAATCTTATACCTGTCAAGAAGAAAAAAAGAGGGCAGTATCGCCCTGTTATGAACTGAACGTACTGCTTCTATCCTTAGATTTCCCGGATTTCTATAAAATACCCCCTCTTGCCTTTCTCATTCGTCCTCTGCCTCTCTATGACGGGGAGATATTGTGCCAGCTCTTTAGCCTTGGCTGTTTTCCCGGTCAGTCCGATGCTGTCATATATCTTCTGGAGCATTCCCTTTACCTCCTGCCTGGAGTATGAAACGCCCGCCTTGAATGTCCGCCTGCAGACATCCCTTATCGTCTCTTGCGCGCATACCGTATTGTAAGCCCTTTCCACATCGGTTTCCTGAAAACCAAGCTTTGATAACTCCTCATAGCCCAGGGTATCATACCAGTGATGAAATTCCATCTTAATGAACGGGTTTTGCAGGACCAGGCTGTCATACTGGGGGTATTGTTTTCTAAAACGGGCATACCCGGCCAGTCTGTCTTTTGGAGGCGCATTGTAGTACCAGCTCTCAAACTGTTTCAGTTCCTCCGGTTTCTGGCACATCCTGACCGCATCCTGAATACTTGTTAAGAGCCGGCAGGAATTATTGTAATAGTAGTTTCTCTGGTGCCAGCTGTTCCACCGGGCTACCATAACCAGATAATTGAAACCGATTGTGGTGTACCCGTTCTCCCGGATAAGATCAATATAATCATCCACAAACCTCCTGTCCGTTGCTTTGTCCCGGTAAAGCTCGACAAATATCTCCCTGACATTGTCCGGCGCATTATTATATGTATCGAGGATCATTTGTGACTTTCTCTCCATCTCTCTCTGTTTCCGTTCAAACTCTTCCTTGGTTACCCTCTCCGGCATCGTCTTGTAATATATGGTTGCATCGTGACGGAACGGGTTCATGTCAAGCCTCTGCCTTCCCAGGATCTGGGGTATGTCCAGCATGATATCGAGTGTCTGCCATTCCTTGCCCGCATTGATAAAAATATAAGTGCTGGCATTGGTCGAGTAGAAGTCCACACCTTCGAATGAGGCTTTTGTACAGAATGTAAAAGTCTTGTTTACCGGATTATTCCTGTCGGCACATAACCCGCCTGCCACGAAACCTTTCGGCAGTTCTGAAGCCTTGCTCTCCGAACACAGTATGGTCACTTCATCCGGTTTCAGGTTGTTCTGCCCGATGATGTTCCTGATGGACCTTACTTCATTGAGGAATATACAGGCTTCACGGGAATATACGACATTTCCCTGCAGGACCTTCCTTTCAAAATATCCGTTCTCCCTGTATCGTTGTATTAAGCGGGCGCATAGTTTCTCCGCACTTTCACCACTCTTCATCCTTACCTCCTTTAGTGTAGGCTCCTCAATGACCTCCGGGTCCCATTCCAGCTTATAATAGGGAATACCTGCGAATTGTGGTATATTATCCAGGAATATGTCGGGAATGGGTGTTGCGGAGAGGTAACAGATTCGCTGTGCTTCCCTGTCAAGGTATACCAGGAAATTCATGTCCGTACTTCCTTTGAACGTCGCATCTCCCATAAGGCACTGAAACTCATCGACCACAAACAGGAATGTATCTGTCATTCCCCTCGACTTGAGTACGGAAAGTACCTTGTCCGACGAATCCAGTGTGACCAGTATTCTGGGTGGCCTTGATAACTGCCCGAAAGGCAAATTTCCCTGGTGACAGTCCAGGTATACACCTAAATCCTGCATTTTCTCTCTTATTGCTTCCGCCCTGTCGTTGCACAGGGGGATATGGAAGAGAAAGGTGTCGGGATGCTGTTTATGCTTTTCCTTGAGTACCTGAATCCGTGGCGAAATAATCACTACCGGCAGACTGGAATTGATGAACATTGATGTCCCTCCGCAACCGGTTATCGTCTTATTGAGAATAAATTTTCTGTCTATGGGTAGAATCTCTTTCAGGAGCCTGTCGTAGTCACTCATATACCTGCATTTCTCAGGCATATCAATTTGTATTATATTCATATTTATACTTTGTTTATAAAAGGTTTGCAATATTTTCCTACCCTCCATTTAATCGTTGAAGGGTAAACGGAACGCAACATTTTTTTTTACTCTAAAACATACTATTTATAAGTAATAATACCGATTTTATGAAAAAAAAATGCACTAAAATATTGTATTCGTTAGCTGTAGGCAAACGCCGTTTGAGTGGTTATAATATAGTTATCATATCATTTATAATAGTTATCGTATATCCTGCCTTCGGTTAACCTGTAAATTATCCTTCTGCAGCATTTCCTTCGAATCCCCTTCAGCCCTTAATATACATTGAACTCCAATGTCCCGAAGTTATTCTTCTCAGCCCTGTATGCATTTCTCACATGCCCCAGTATTTCCTCTTCACTCATCGTAGGACTTTTCCATCCTTCAGTGAAATACCCGATAGCCAGGCTCTCATCCACTCCCCATTTGCACATCAGACAGGCCAGCTTAAAGATGCTCTCCGCCCTGTTCCCCTCTTTCCAGTATTCCGGGTTATTCTTCTTCCAGAGAGAGTTTATAATATTGATAATGCTTTTGTCCGACACCTTTCTTTCTGCATGGGGTTGCATCACTTTGCCCTGCGCCCTTACAGTGGGGATATAATGAAACGGTACCGGATTAGGATTCATCCATATGTCAGGATCATAGCTGAGATAGTTTCTCCTTGCCATATCCTTACAGGCGCTATCCTTACCGGCCACGTTGAATTTGTCCAATAGTTGTGCGTATAAATCCCTGTGCCTGTCCGGGTCGGTATTATCATGCAGTATCAGTGCTTTCACCCCTCTTCCGCCTGGAGTTACGAATACACATAATACACATGGAGTTTTTATCAGCCAGTTTCGCAGATCTGTCATTTCAGCTTGTGTTCCTATATGGTCAAAGTCCATTGCCGTCACATTTGAATACGATATCAGATGCGTACTGTCAATTTCTGAAAATGTACCGTTATAGGCCACGGCAGGCAGTAGTCTGGCCTTCCAGTACTGCATTTCATTCTCCGGTTGTTTCCTTATATGTTCTATGGCCTGTGCCAGGGTATATTTACCGTACTGATTGTCACACAGCACCATGTTACCATCACGGATCATGCCTGTAACCCGTGAGAGTGTCGGATAGCTCAGATTGTACCTTGTATGGTTGATTCTATGTGCTAATGTGATATAACTATCCATGATCGTCCGGCATTATTTCTTTTTTATCCATCTGAGGTTCCGGGTGGAGTTATTGGACATGTCCCCGTCAATATGTTCCACTTCCGTATAAAGCTCCGGGTTCATGTTCGGCAGGAACGTTCTTGCAACCAGGAAGTCCGGATAAACCTTCTTATTATTTATGATGATATTTTCCCTGTTCTTTACTTTACGTGAATACAGGCCTTCATACAAATTACAGAGGATCTCCACGCTTTCATATATTTCCAATGCATACGCTTTCTCAAACCATTTGATGGCTATCTTATAATCTACAGGAGATCCATACATACCTCCAAGATGTATCTTCCCTATTGTGAAAGCAGCCGGCCCCTCACCAAAGGCAGCGGATTGTCGTAGTAACTCCATTCCTTTTTCACTATCCTGAGGGCAACCTTTCCCTTCCAGATATATACACGCCAGATTAATCTTTGCTACAGGTACCTTGTCTGCAATGCTTTCCAGCAGATTAATAGTCTTGTCAACATCCGGGGTTACTACCAGACCTTCCAGGTAGTACATGGCGACATTGTTGATCCCATCCGCCAGTCCCTGTATTGCGGCTTTGTTATACCAGAAGAAAGCATTGTCAGAGTTTCCTTCGTTTTCATAATCCTGTGCTAGCAGGTACATGGTTTCCGCATCACCTGCCGCTGCTTTTTTTAATAATTCTTTTTTTTCGTTCTTCATTTTTATTCAGTTTTAGTATACCTTCCTTATTTAGCGTACATGTATAAGGATTTCAGGGTTTTCCCAGGACGGTATTTTTTTTAATAAACATGTCAAGGTTATCTGTGGGGGTAATGGTTGTATGTGTATGTAGTGGGGAAAAGAGGGCATAACTGTATTGAACCCGATGAGGAACTATTGCTAATTTGTATTCTCAGGTCAGATAACTTTTGAGGCACTTTGAAAGTTTTGACGGCTTCCTTCGTCACCTCCCAGATCTGCATATCCAATCATATGAAAAATGTTTTGAACTGTACATGTCCATTCCTTATATGAGGTCTGGAACTCTTTATAAACAGGTTTAGTGTCATAAATTTATAAAAACGCTGTTGTCATCACCCCTCATCCTGATAAATGATGAAAGATAATAATAAATCATGTTTGAAATAATTATAATGTTAAAGCAAGCAGAAAAGTGGTTTCCTGATTTGGGAACTATAGTTTCCGGGCATCTCCTGATTTATGTTGTTTCAGCTAAAGGGAACCATGAGCGGATTATTCCCGGAGTCATTCTGTTTTCAACCGGACTCTGCATTGAATGGTTGTTGAAAACAGGTCTGTACAGCCCACCTATGACTTATTTACGAAAAGTATGGAAATCCGGACAGGTTATTGAAACAGATACCGATGGATGCTATACAGGAGGGAATGCGCAATATGTAATATTTGTAGAAACAACTGAAAACCAATCCGGAAGATATCTTTTAAATTGTCTGAATACTAATATGAATAGTTATATAAAATCAAAAGAAAATGATGAATAAAAACGATAAAAAACTGCCGTTCGAAAAAGAGATCAACGGCAGAAAAATGAGATATTGTGGAATATATAATATCTGGGTAAACCGTGAAGGTACATATGTTTATAGGGAATATAAAGACCCAGCCTGGAACCATGCCTTGCAAATCCATACCCGTCTGGATGGAAGCAAATACCTGGACACGAAAAGCCATGGAGAAATACCTCTTGATGAAGCTGTGGCCATCTGTTTCAGTCCTATGCCCCGGGATGGCAGGAAATATATACCGGTTCATAAGGATAATGATCCGGGCAATTGTCATGCCTTGAATCTTGCATGGAAACAGGTCCCGAAGTATTCTCCGACCGACAAGGAAAGAAAGCTGGATAACGGACTGGTGGTACGGTCGGATGGTACCATACTTGATAAAAGGAAAAAACTGTTTGTAGTCACGGTAATTGGTGACAGCGATACGGACCGACTGGTTTCTGTGGATCCTTATGTATGCTATTATCGTAAGAACCGTTATGGCTCTATTGACGAGAGACGTGCGCGTGTTGATGCTCTTATGGCGGAAGCCGAATTTGTAGCCGATGATAACTCCCTGATGAGCAGGCCGCGGGTACTGCATAAGGATCAGGATTACCTGAATTACAACTCCTCCAATCTTGAATGGGCAGAAGAGGACAGTCCGGAGTATCAGGCTTATATGTGGCAGAAAAAGGAAGATCTGGACCGGTTGACCATTCAGGAGAATCCGAATCATCCCAATCCTTTAATGAAACCTCTACATTAATGCCAGTTATAAAAAACATGTCTTATGGATGAGAAGGCAACTATTTCCCGGAGAGCCGTGGGGAAACATATTATTGTCAGACTACCAATAGTATCAGTAGGAGTTATTATAAATAAAAATAATTATACATATAAATACCAACGGAAATAGTTTATTTGAAAGACACTTATTGCCAGTTTCGGAGTAAGAGAGAGTATCCTTGTCGAAATAGCATTTTGATATCGGAGAGGATCCTATAATGGATTACTCGGTATCTTTTCTATATGGTATATAAAGTTGTAATAGTCTGGGCAGATCATGTTAATAGAATTATTGGGAATTATGGATAGGATATTAAATGGTATGTTAAGATTGACTAAGTATTAGAAATTTATGGACTTAAAATTATGTGAAATGTGATTAGAAGAATACCGATTAAGATGAGGTGTATAAAAAAAGTAAATCAACTTTATTTAATAGATTAAATGATCTTAGTTTATAAAAAAAACAGGGAAACAGACTGTGTGCAGTCGTTTTGGCTTTTCCTTTTTAATATGATAGGGGCTCAATAATTTATCTAAGCAGGATAGACTCGATCCTTTTTATAAATTCTATGTCAATAGGTGTTTTTCTCCAATATGTAATTATTAGTCTGCTTTATTCTATCTATCGGTTATATATAGGCAGGATTGTTTGTTTTTATAAGTAATACAAAAAGGCGAGGCAAATGCCCCGCCCTTAATGTTTTCACAACGGAATAATCCTTATTGTGATTTGCTTCAAATTAGTGATACAAAGATAGGAAATTATTTTCATAATAGTATTTATTTATAGAAAAAAATAATATATTTGGGGTATTGTAATAAAACTGGTCAAATATGAAAAGGATTTTAGGATTGGATTTAGGCTCAAGTAGTATTGGGTGGGCATTAGTGAACGAGGCGGAAAGCAAGAATGAAAGGTCGTCAATTGTTAAGCTTGGTGTGAGAGTTAATCCTTTGACAGTAGATGAATCGATCAACTTTGAAAAAGGGAAGAGTATTACAACCAATGCAGATAGAACACTTAAGAGAAGTATGCGTCGCAATTTGCATCGTTACAAACTTCGCCGGGAGGCTTTAATAGAGGTGCTGAAGGAATGTAAGTTTATAACTGAAGATACAATACTTTCGGAAAATGGTAATCGTACAACTTTTGAGACATATCGTTTGAGGGTAAAAGCGCTAACAGAGGAAATTTCGTTGGAAGAGTTTGCGCGTGTATTGATAATGATTAATAAAAAACGTGGTTATAAAAGTAGTCGGAAGGCGGGAGGAGCAGAAGAGGACACGTTGATTGACGGTATGGATATAGCCAGGAAACTTTATGATGCCAATCTTACCCCCGGTGAATTATGTCTGCAACTTCTTTCTGCAGGGAAAAAGGTATTACCTGATTTTTATCGTTCTGACTTACAGAATGAACTTGACAGGATTTGGGAAAAACAAAAAGAATATTATCCTGGGATTCTTACTGCTGCATTGAAAGAAGAGTTGAGAGGTAAAAAACGTGATGCTGTTTGGGCCATTTGTGCCAATGCTTTTGTTTGGAAAGAAACCTATACAGAATGGAATAATGAAGAAAGCAAAAACGAACAAATAGAAAAGGAACATAAGTTGGAAGGTATTTATAGCAAACGAAAAAGGGATGAGGCAAAAAAGGAAAATTTGCAATGGAGGGTAAGTGGTTTGAAAGAAAAGTTATCATTGGAACAATTGGTTATTATATTACAAGAAATAAACACTCAAATCAATAATTCAAGCGGTTATCTAGGTACAATCAGTGATAGAAGTAAAGAATTGTACTTTAACAAACAAACTGTTGGTCAATACCTAATGGATATTTTGGATAACAATCCCAATGCAAGTTTACGGAATATTGTGTTTTATCGTCAGGATTATTTGGATGAGTTTAATGTGCTTTGGGAAAAACAAGCAGAATTTCATAAAGAATTGACGGGAGAACTAAAAAAAGAGATCCGTGATATTATCATTTTTTATCAGCGCAGGTTGAAGAGTCAGAAAGGATTAATCAGTTTTTGTGAGTTTGAAAGTCGACAGATAGAAGTAAAGATAGATGGTAAGAGAAAAATTAGAACAGTAGGTAATCGGGTGATACCCCGTTCTTCTCCCTTGTTCCAAGAATTCAAAATATGGCAAATACTAAATAATATTGAAGTAACAGCTGTTGGTAATAAGAATAAACAAAGAATGCAGAATGGTTCAAATGAACCGGACGATACGGAACAATTGGAGTTGAACGGCAGGCGTTATTTGTATCAGGAAGAAAAAGAATTGCTTGCCAAAGAGCTTTTTGTTCGTGATAAAATGACGAAGTTGGATGTTTTAAGATTATTATTTGATAATCCAGAAGAATTGGACTTGAATTTTAAAACGATTGATGGTAATAAGACGGGATATCTATTTTTTCAAGCATATAGCAAAATGATTGAAATGTCTGGTCATGAGCCAGTTGACTTCAAGAAACCCATTGAGAAAATAGTTGAGCAGGTAAAGTCTGTTTTTGTTCTTCTTAATTGGAATACCGACATTTTGAGTTTTGACTCAAATAAAGAGTTGGATAAACAATCTTATTATAAACTTTGGCATTTATTGTATTCTTTTGAAGGTGACAATACGCCAACAGGAAACGGGTGCCTAGTTCAAAAGATAATGGATTCTTATGGTCTTGGGAAGGAGTTTGCAAAGATTTTGGCAAATATTACTTTTCAAGAAGATTATGGCAGTCTGAGTGCAAAAGCCATTCATAAGATTTTACCTCATCTGAAAGAAGGCAATCAGTATGATGTAGCTTGCGAGTATGCTGGATATAGGCATTCAAAATCGTCTTTAACCAAAGAAGAAATAGCAAACAAGGTGTTGAAAGATAAGCTAGAGGTTCTTCCTAGGAATAGTTTGCGCAATCCAGTGGTGGAAAAGATTCTGAATCAGATGGTAAACGTAATCAACGCAATTATTGAGGCTTATGGGAGACCGGATGAAATCCGTGTCGAATTGGCACGTGAATTGAAAAAGAATGCCAAAGAGAGGGAGAAGTTAACCAAGTCCATAGCTGAAACTACAAAGACACATGAGGCACATAAGAAACTTTTGCAAGAGGAGTTCGGTTTGAAGAATGTAGGCCGCTCGGATATCTTGCGTTACAAACTTTATAAGGAATTAGAGTCACGTGGTTATAAGACTCTTTATTCCAATACCTATATTCCAAGAGAAAAGTTGTTTAGTAAGGAATTTGATATTGAGCATATTATTCCACAAGCGCGGCTTTTTGATGACAGCTTTTCAAATAAGACACTTGAAGCACGTAATGTAAATATTGAAAAAGGGAATAGGACAGCTTACGATTTTGTGAAGGAAAAATTTGGTGAAAGTGGAACTGATAATAGTTTAGATTGTTATTTGAATAATATCGAAGTATTGTTTGTCTCAGGGAAAATATCGAAAACTAAATATACTAAATTGAAAATGACAGAGCAGGATATTCCTGGTGGTTTTATTGAACGTGACCTTCGTAATACGCAATATATTGCTAAAAAGGCTCTGTCTATGTTGAATGAAATTTCTCGTTGTGTAGTTGCCACAAGTGGCTCAATTACTGACAAATTGCGCGAAGATTGGCAACTGGTTGATGTGATGAAAGAATTGAATTGGGAAAAATATAAGGCGTTAGGACTGGTTGAATATTTTGAAGATAAAGATGGAAAACAAATAGGCAGAATCAAGGATTGGTCGAAACGGAATGATCATCGTCATCATGCGATGGACGCTTTGACGGTTGCGTTTACAAAGGAGGTATTCATTCAGTATTTTAATAACAAAAATGCCAGTTTGAATCCCAACACAAATGAGTATGCAATAAAGAACAAATATTTTCAAAATGGTAGGGCAATAGCACCTATACCATTGAATGAGTTTCGTGCAGAAGCTAAAAAACATTTGGAAAATACCCTAATTTCGATAAAAGCGAAAAATAAGGTAATTACGAACAATATTAATAAAACGAAGAAAAGAGGTGGCGTAAATACAAAGAAGCAACAAACCCCACGTGGACAGTTGCATCTGGAAACAATCTATGGTTGTTGCAGACAATATTTGACAAAAGAAGAGAAGGTGAATGCTTCGTTTGATGTGTCGAAAATAGCGACAGTAAGTAGCTCTGTTTACAGGGATGCATTGCTAAAACGTTTGCAGGAACATCACAATGATCCGAAAAAGGCATTTGCCGGAAGGAACTCACTAGATAAAAAGCCCGTTTGGCTGGATAAGGAGCAAATAAGGAAGGTACCAGAGAAAGTAAAAACTGTAACATTTGAAACTATTTATACTATACGTAAAGAGATTTCTCCAGATTTGAGGGTTGATAAGATAATAGATTCAGGTGTTCGAAAAATGCTAACAGGCAGATTAAAGGAGTATGGGAATGATGCTAAAAAAGCATTCTCCAATCTTGATGAGAAACCTATTTGGTTGAATAAAGAGAAAGGCATACCCATTAAACGAGTTACAATTTCGGGAATCAGCAATGCGCAGTCATTGCATGTGAAAAAGGATAAGGATGGCAAACCAGTATTGGATGGAAATGGTAGAAATATTCCTGTGGATTTTGTTAATACAGGCAATAATCATCATGTAGCAGTTTATCGTAGGCCCGTTATAGATAAGAACGGTCAAATGGTAATTGACGAGAATGGCAACCTAAAGTATGAACTTGAAGAGGTTGTAGTTACTTTCTTTGATGCAGTAACAAGGGTAAATCTTGGTCAACCGATTATTGATAAGGATTATAAAGCGAGTGAGGGCTGGCAATTCCTTTTCAGTATGAAGCAAAATGAGTATTTTGTATTTCCAAATAAAAAGACTGGCTTTAATCCGAAAGAGATTGATTTACTTGATGCAGATAATTATGGATTGATAAGCCCAAATTTGTTCAGGGTACAGAAATTTACTCATAAAAACTATGTTTTTAGACATCATTTGGAAACAACGATCAAGGATACGAGTTCTATTTTGAGAGGTATCACTTGGATAGATTTTCGTAGTTCAAAAGGATTAGACTCTATTGTTAAAGTACGTGTTAATCACATTGGGCAGATTGTTTCGGTTGGGGAATACTAATTGAATAATACATAATAAATAATATATGTGTAAAAACAATGATGATCCTTGATGCTTTGACTCCTATTATTACAAATATAGAGATAGATAGGTGAAAGTTGAAATCTATATTTTTGACGAAATGTTTGGGTTGGCGCAAGGCAAAATTACTTGACTGTTTAGAGTACTGTGCTCCGCAGTTGCAAAACATTTCAAGAATATCTTTGTAGACAGTGAGCCAATTGAAGATTTTTGGAATTAGCTGCCACTGATGGTAAAATGTATCAGATGAGGTTATATCATCTGGGCATCATTCTATCTGTGGGTTACTGCATTGATGAAATTCAAACTACATATTTTGAATATGGGTAAACAGCGTACTGAAAAAATGTTTGATTGAGGTACTTGGGTATGAATGACAGACGATTAAAGAATTCGCAGAAACTGTTTAGAGAAAATTATTTTAAGTAATAATTTGTTTGTATTTGTGACATTCGTAGTAGCGAACGTTGTTTCCATAAGAGAATAATCGGTATTTATTTGCAAAGTGATGCTGACTGTGGAGCGAATGGTGATGTGATGAAGAGGTTTAATAAATAGAAACTGCTTGGAAAAATGTATCTAACGAGGTGATGTATAAACCGGAAGTTTTTTCCTATTGCAAAAAAAATCTGAATAATACAGAGTTGTATGATTTGAGTCGCATTCTTTCAATATCTTTAGATTATGTAAAAAATCCGGCTAAAAAGAACATGTTTGTATGTGAAAGATGAGGTGAAAAGTAGGATTTATTTTGATAATTCAATGGAAAGGTTGTGTTGTATACACTGGAAGAGTGAGTTACGAAGTGGTCATGCCATTATGGAACAGAAATATGATCGATTTCATACTAAATGATTTTATGATTACAAATCTGATTTTGAAACACTTTAATAAAAGAATGAATTATGATTAAGAAAACACTTTATTTCGGGAATCCGGTTTATCTATCGTTACGAAATGCACAGTTAATCATTAAACTGCCTGATGTTGAAAAGACAATAGCTTTGCCTGAAGTCTTGAAAAAACAGGCGGAAGTGACGAAGCCTATAGAGGATATTGGAATAATTGTGTTGGATAACAAACAAATTACCATTACTTCCGGTGTGTTGGAGGCTTTGCTTGAAAATAATTGCTCGGTAATCACTTGTAATAGTAAGAGTATGCCGGTCGGACTAATGCTTCCTCTTTATGGAAATACCACGCAGAATGAGCGTTTTCGTAAACAATTGGATGCTTCACTTCCATTGAAAAAGCAACTCTGGCAGCAAACTATTCAAGCGAAGATCAACAACCAGGCATCTGTACTCAAAGATTGTATGAACGAAGAAGTAAAGTGTATGCGTGTGTGGGCGGCTGACGTGCGTAGCGGTGATCCTGATAACTTGGAAGCGCGTGCTGCAGCGTATTATTGGAAATTCTTATTTGCTGGCATTGACTGTTTTACGCGAGATCGTGAGGGTGTTTCTCCTAATAACCTATTGAATTACGGATATGCTATTCTTCGTGCAGTAGTGGCTCGTGGGTTGGTAATAAGTGGTTTGCTTCCTACTTTGGGCATCCATCATCACAATCGATATAATGCTTATTGTTTGGCTGATGATATAATGGAACCTTATCGTCCTTATGTGGATGAATTAGTATTTAACTTGACACAGGAGTATGGAAAAGATGTGGAGTTGACAAAAGACATAAAAGCACGGTTGCTGACTGTTCCGACATTGGAAGTGGTAATTGGAGGTAAACGTAGTCCGTTGATGGTTGCCGTAGGACAAACCACTTCCTCACTTTACAAATGTTTCAATGGAGAAATTCGTCGAATAGCTTATCCTGAACGATAATGGATCGCTTTAGTGAATATCGTATTATGTGGGTACTTGTTTTTTTTGATTTGCCGACTGAGACGAAGAAAGAAAAGAAGGCTTATGCGGACTTTAGAAAGAATCTGCAAAAGGATGGTTTTACTATGTTTCAATTTTCCATTTATGTGCGTCACTGTGCTAGTAGTGAAAATGCTACAGTACATATAAAAAGAGTTAAATCTTTCCTCCCGGAGTTTGGACATGTAGGAATCATGTGTATTACCGATAAACAGTTTGGTAATATAGAACTTTTTTATGGAAAGAAAATGCAGAATGTTAATACGCCTGGACAACAATTAGAGTTATTTTAAAAAACAAAATCTCGCATTAATGCGAGATTTTGTGCTGGAAACAGACTTTTTTTCTTTTCTAATTTTCTTTTTAACTTGTTGGAAATCATTTTGTTATATAAAATATGTTGTTTCCAATGGTTCAAAGATACTAATTTGAAAGCAAATCACAACTAGTTACCTCTTCTCGTTGCCTGTACTACTGTTGTTTCCAATGGTTCAAAGATACTAATTTGAAAGCAAATCACAACGCTTCCGTCATTCTTGTATCCGTACTGTTTGTTGTTTCCAATGGTTCAAAGATACTAATTTGAAAGCAAATCACAACCTTCGTTTTCATCGTCATCACACCAATCCCGTTGTTTCCAATGGTTCAAAGATACTAATTTGAAAGCAAATCACAACCTATCCAGTGAACGATAGAATGAAATGAAGGTTGTTTCCAATGGTTCAAAGATACTAATTTGAAAGCAAATCACAACCGTAACGAATCGCAAGGTCGCCCGGTTATCGTTGTTTCCAATGGTTCAAAGATACTAATTTGAAAGCAAATCACAACTAGAATGTTAAACGTAAGCTTAGAGTAAGCGTTGTTTCCAATGGTTCAAAGATACTAATTTGAAAGCAAATCACAACTTCGTATCTTCTGTTAAGCACCATGAAATGTTGTTTCCAATGGTTCAAAGATACTAATTTGAAAGCAAATCACAACGTGATTATCTCGTTGTCTTGGCTTCCGTCGTTGTTTCCAATGGTTCAAAGATACTAATTTGAAAGCAAATCACAACCCCTAGTGTTCTTACAACTGCCATGGTTTAGTTGTTTCCAATGGTTCAAAGATACTAATTTGAAAGCAAATCACAACCAAGTATCCACTTCGCGCATTGTGGAAAGGGTTGTTTCCAATGGTTCAAAGATACTAATTTGAAAGCAAATCACAACTGTCGCTCATTTTCATGCCTATTCCTGTCCGGTTGTTTCCAATGGTTCAAAGATACTAATTTGAAAGCAAATCACAACTTGACACGCATCAGGAAGCGCATGGGAAGTGTTGTTTCCAATGGTTCAAAGATACTAATTTGAAAGCAAATCACAACGTGTCGAAACACCTTCACTCTACGAAAGCGTTGTTTCCAATGGTTCAAAGATACTAATTTGAAAGCAAATCACAACACAACGGTCATGGTTTATTCCTCCTTTTTTGTTGTTTCCAATGGTTCAAAGATACTAATTTGAAAGCAAATCACAACGATGATGTGGCAGTTAATCGGCTCCGCTGTGTTGTTTCCAATGGTTCAAAGATACTAATTTGAAAGCAAATCACAACTAATCTGATCACGATAATTCGTATCCACAGGTTGTTTCCAATGGTTCAAAGATACTAATTTGAAAGCAAATCACAACGTAAAGTCAAAAGGATCATTTCGCTTTCGTGTTGTTTCCAATGGTTCAAAGATACTAATTTGAAAGCAAATCACAACTTAATAATTCTTCCTTAGGTATCATACTAGTTGTTTCCAATGGTTCAAAGATACTAATTTGAAAGCAAATCACAACGGTATTGGTAATGTTATTAGTTCTTCTCGTGTTGTTTCCAATGGTTCAAAGATACTAATTTGAAAGCAAATCACAACCGACGCCACTAACTCATCGAACATTTTTTTGTTGTTTCCAATGGTTCAAAGATACTAATTTGAAAGCAAATCACAACGTAGAAGCCATCGCTTTCAGTTTGGCGGTAGTTGTTTCCAATGGTTCAAAGATACTAATTTGAAAGCAAATCACAACAGTTATTAATAGACCCACCATTTTGGTATAGTTGTTTCCAATGGTTCAAAGATACTAATTTGAAAGCAAATCACAACCACTTAATTCTCTGTTTGCCACCATGAGCGGTTGTTTCCAATGGTTCAAAGATACTAATTTGAAAGCAAATCACAACATTTGTTTCAGTTGTAATCCCATCGCTTGTGTTGTTTCCAATGGTTCAAAGATACTAATTTGAAAGCAAATCACAACATGCTTGATTGAATATCCTTTTTCTTTTCGTTGTTTCCAATGGTTCAAAGATACTAATTTGAAAGCAAATCACAACTAAGGTAGCTGCACTTCCATTCTATCGCTAGTTGTTTCCAATGGTTCAAAGATACTAATTTGAAAGCAAATCACAACCGTCAGGCTGAAGCTCTTCAGAAGTGGAAGTTGTTTCCAATGGTTCAAAGATACTAATTTGAAAGCAAATCACAACTGGTTTTAAGACAAACCTCACACATACCGGTTGTTTCCAATGGTTCAAAGATACTAATTTGAAAGCAAATCACAACACATGAAAATAACAATCACCAAGCAAGAATGTTGTTTCCAATGGTTCAAAGATACTAATTTGAAAGCAAATCACAACTTAATCCATATAAATATCCGTCACACTTTTGTTGTTTCCAATGGTTCAAAGATACTAATTTGAAAGCAAATCACAACTACTCGGTCAACGACCTCGGCCGTTCCGGGTTGTTTCCAATGGTTCAAAGATACTAATTTGAAAGCAAATCACAACAGTTCCTGGAAGGTTGTAATGATGATGAGGTTGTTTCCAATGGTTCAAAGATACTAATTTGAAAGCAAATCACAACATCATTCTAAAATTACTCTTCCGTGATCGAGTTGTTTCCAATGGTTCAAAGATACTAATTTGAAAGCAAATCACAACTGATAGCTTTGTGGCTGGATTACAGTTTTAGTTGTTTCCAATGGTTCAAAGATACTAATTTGAAAGCAAATCACAACTGTGGGAACTTTCTCGTGATTGTCAAGGAGTTGTTTCCAATGGTTCAAAGATACTAATTTGAAAGCAAATCACAACGGATGGAGTAAACGTAGTTGAATCTATAAGTTGTTTCCAATGGTTCAAAGATACTAATTTGAAAGCAAATCACAACATGACTGATGACGTTATTAAAGATATTCTTGTTGTTTCCAATGGTTCAAAGATACTAATTTGAAAGCAAATCACAACAGAATAAGTCGAATCGTGATACCTCATTAGGTTGTTTCCAATGGTTCAAAGATACTAATTTGAAAGCAAATCACAACACATGGGATACAGATTCCTTCTTGATTAATGTTGTTTCCAATGGTTCAAAGATACTAATTTGAAAGCAAATCACAACAATGTTCAGCATGCAGGTTCGCAAACTTCTGTTGTTTCCAATGGTTCAAAGATACTAATTTGAAAGCAAATCACAACACCCTCTTGCTTTTTGTTTTCTGCATTCATGTTGTTTCCAATGGTTCAAAGATACTAATTTGAAAGCAAATCACAACTCTATATAATTAGATGTATATACTGTTTCAGTTGTTTCCAATGGTTCAAAGATACTAATTTGAAAGCAAATCACAACTGTTATGCTGCATATTAGTGCTGCTATTAGGTTGTTTCCAATGGTTCAAAGATACTAATTTGAAAGCAAATCACAACGCTATGGTTTTGGTTGCTTCAGCGTTTGCGGTTGTTTCCAATGGTTCAAAGATACTAATTTGAAAGCAAATCACAACATCCCCGACTTCACGTAGTCGAGCACCTCGGTTGTTTCCAATGGTTCAAAGATACTAATTTGAAAGCAAATCACAACACGCTTGTTCGGTCTGTCCGAACGTGTGCCGTTGTTTCCAATGGTTCAAAGATACTAATTTGAAAGCAAATCACAACACAGCCAAACAAGGTTGTCACGTCCGATGGGTTGTTTCCAATGGTTCAAAGATACTAATTTGAAAGCAAATCACAACTTCCGCGCCCATGTAATCGTGCATGAACGTGTTGTTTCCAATGGTTCAAAGATACTAATTTGAAAGCAAATCACAACTTTCTGATTCTTTCTAAAAATAGTCTGTGGTTGTTTCCAATGGTTCAAAGATACTAATTTGAAAGCAAATCACAACAAGACAGCGGGTACTGTGACCGTAGAGGGTGTTGTTTCCAATGGTTCAAAGATACTAATTTGAAAGCAAATCACAACGTCGTGGCTTCCGTAAAGTAGATCCTTCTAGTTGTTTCCAATGGTTCAAAGATACTAATTTGAAAGCAAATCACAACTAATACGTCTTTGTTCCTCCTTTTCTTCTGTTGTTTCCAATGGTTCAAAGATACTAATTTGAAAGCAAATCACAACACTATCGTTAACGTAGCGACGAAAATACGGTTGTTTCCAATGGTTCAAAGATACTAATTTGAAAGCAAATCACAACTAAAGTAAATCCGAATACGTTGGATTCTGTGTTGTTTCCAATGGTTCAAAGATACTAATTTGAAAGCAAATCACAACGAGCGTTAGCACCTTGATATCGCCAGAGGCGTTGTTTCCAATGGTTCAAAGATACTAATTTGAAAGCAAATCACAACTGCCCTTCCATCTTATTCTCAGAAGTATTTAGTTGTTTCCAATGGTTCAAAGATACTAATTTGAAAGCAAATCACAACTCTTCCTAATTCCCAGTTTGGTGATGTAGCGTTGTTTCCAATGGTTCAAAGATACTAATTTGAAAGCAAATCACAACCTACCGAAGCTCGTAAAAAATATGATGAGGTTGTTTCCAATGGTTCAAAGATACTAATTTGAAAGCAAATCACAACCCTGCGTATGTCCTTTATCATTCCGATGATGTTGTTTCCAATGGTTCAAAGATACTAATTTGAAAGCAAATCACAACGGTCTTCGTTCCGTCCAACCAAGCCAAGCGGTTGTTTCCAATGGTTCAAAGATACTAATTTGAAAGCAAATCACAACAAGTAGATGCACCTGAGCCGTATTTTCGCGTTGTTTCCAATGGTTCAAAGATACTAATTTGAAAGCAAATCACAACTAGAACGGTTTTATTTCCGAATGATGAACGGTTGTTTCCAATGGTTCAAAGATACTAATTTGAAAGCAAATCACAACAATACGCTTCTCAGAGAAAAGAGCTAGAAGTTGTTTCCAATGGTTCAAAGATACTAATTTGAAAGCAAATCACAACTGGTGTTTCAACTTATTCTCAGAAGTATTTGTTGTTTCCAATGGTTCAAAGATACTAATTTGAAAGCAAATCACAACTGCATCTCGTAATTTTCACCGATAACGTAAGTTGTTTCCAATGGTTCAAAGATACTAATTAAAAGTTGAATATAACATGGATGTGAAAAGCATAATGATATATGGCACTGAATAAAAGTACCGGGAACATGTATGCCTTCGTTTCACATACATATAACCCGATGAAAGGCGAATGTGAACACTCTTGTTCATATTGTTTTATGAGACGTAAACTTCTCCTGCCTCCCTTGCGTCTGGAGCTGAAGGAACTGAAAGTGAATCTGGGTGAAGGCAACTTTATCTTTGTAGGCAGCAGTACGGATGAATGGGCGGCTAATGTCCCGTCAGAATGGATTGAGCAGATACTGGACTATTGTGACGGTTTTGATAACAAGTATCTCTTCCAGTCAAAGAATCCCGCCCGTTTTCTGAAATATCTGGAGCATCCGGTTATGAAGAAATCCGTTCTTTGTACGACCATTGAGACGAACCGTTTTTATCCGGATATAATGCGGAATACTCTGGTACCTCAAGAACGTGCGGCTGCTATGCAGGAGATCGCCAACTATGGAATCCCCACCTATGTAACTTGTGAACCTCTAATGAAATTTGATCCGGCAGAATTGGTGGAACTGGTTCGTATGTGTTCCCCTTGGCAGGTGAATATCGGTCGTAACTCACGGTATGATATTACCCTTCCCGAACCGACTGCGAATGAAGTGAAGATGTTAAAGGCGGAACTGGAGAAATTTACAAAAGTTGAGGTTAAGGCGAATGCTTATTGCTGGATGAGATAGATTTTAATGTTTTGTATGAAGAAGAGGTGATGTTGTGGTGACATCGCCTTTTTTATTTGTTATGTAATATAATATAATGTTTCCTCCGCTCCTTTTTATCCTTTATTCCGGGACTCTAACGGAGTCATCTTTGTGAGTTGTTTTAAAATAATTACTAAAAAGAAATATTTGGAAAGTTCAGTGAATTGGAGATCTGTTGTATGGAAAGGGTTGGGAGTATAAAAAACAAGAATTAGTTATTAAAATAAGGTAAAGCAGTAAGTTATTTCGATTATTGTATGTTCTGTAGTGAGGAAATAGTGAAATGTGAATAATGAGGGAGTGATTATTGTTTAATTCAGATAAAACGTTTTATTCGGGTCATTCAATATCTATAAGTTCACGTTTGATTATATTTATTTAGAGAAATAATTTTATATGGCAACAGTAAAAGTTAAATTCCGTGCATCTTCCGTCGCAACGAAAGAAGGCACGCTTTTTATCAAGTGATTCATAAACGTATAGTAAGACAAATACATACCGGATACAAGTTGTTTCCTGCGGAATGGGACGCGGTACATTCGGAGATTGTTCTGTCCTCAGTAACCAGTGAAAGTCGGAGAGATTACTTGCTTTCTTTGAAGAATTCTCTGTTGGAGGATAGTGTAAGGCTGAAGAATATTATAACCCGTCTTGAACGTTCGGGCATTGCTTATACTTCAGATAGTCTGGTGAAGCTTTATTGTGCATCCACAGAGAATAATGGTTTTGTATCCTTTACTCTAAATCTTATCAAAGAGTTAAATCAAATCGGGAAACACCGTACTGCTGAAACTTATATGACTACATTAAACAGCTTCATACGTTTCCGTAAAGGGAAAGATGTCCTGTTGGAAGAAGTTGATTCCAGTTTGATGATGAAATATGAGAGCTTTTTAAAATCTACTGGTATTTGTCCGAATACCACCTCTTATTATATGCGGAATCTTCGGGCTATTTATAATCGTGCTGTGGAGAAGGACTTGACGGTTCAGCGAAGTCCTTTTAAATATGTATATACAGGGATAGACAAGACGGTTAAACGTGCTATTCCGTTAGAGGAGATTCGCCGTTTGAGGGAGCTTGATTTAACAAAGAGTCCTTCTCTGGCTTATGCAAGGGATATATTTATGTTTTCTTTTTACACGCGTGGTATGTCATTCATTGATATGGCTTTTTTGAGAAAGAAAGACTTGCAGAATGGTATTTTGTCTTATCGCCGACAGAAGACAGGGCAACAGTTGTTCATCAAATGGGAGAAGCCAATGCAAGAAATAATTAACAAGTATGATACTCAGGGGAGCCCTTACCTACTACCTATTATACGAGATATGGAAGTGGACGGAAGGAAACAGTATAAAAAAACTGCCCATTTGGTGAATCTAAAACTGAAGAGACTTGGGATGCAGTTAGGATTATCCATACCTTTAACTACATATGTTGCCCGCCACGCCTGGGCTAGTATTGCCAAAAGTAAAAATATCTCCTTGTCTGTTATCAGTGAAGCTATGGGACATGACTCGGAGAACACTACTCGCATTTATCTAGCCTCATTGGATGCTTCTTTGGTAGACAAGGCGAACAGTCTTATTCTTAAGTCATTGTAGAGATGAGATAATCTACAATATAGCCATGAAACTGTAAATCGGCAATATGTATCAAAGGATATGTATGGTTTACTGTTATTTCTTTTGCATATTAAAACTTTCCTAAAGCAAGGGTATAACAAAGTAAAACGGGAATTCGGAACGGTTTAATAGTCATTATATATCATTCTTAATTCTATAATGATATCGCACTGGCTATTAAAGAGAAACTACAAGAAGGGATAATATTGATATAAGCTAAATATGTTTAGCAAAATATGGTTCTCTCCATAAGAGAAATACCAACGGGCACAAAGGTACGTAATTTATTGGAAATAATAGCATAAAACATATATAATCTTGGGTAATTGCTTCTTCTAGAGAAGGATTTACTTAACAGATGTTTAATCATTATCAATTATATAATGATTATAACTGTCTGATATTTAAACTATTGAATTAAATATTACATCTTTTTATTTATCTTATGGAGAGAAATAAAAAGTAAGGTTGTAAATAGACCTTGAATGCATCTTGTATGGTGAAGATGAAAAAGTTTAATAATAGTGGGGAGAGATCTCTAACTTTTGTGAAATACGATGATAACTACTTGATATATAACGTTGTATGTAATCAGGTAGGATTAGAACTATTGGCT